GCATTTGAGTCGTCGTTCCGCGCTCGTATTATGGAGAATTGCGAGTTTGTGATGTATGAGTTCGTCACAAAATACTTGCCTGGCAGAGATATTTTTATGCGAAATATACAAACTTTGCTTGGGGAGAATTTTCTTATTTTTAGTTCTTATGTGGCTAAAGTTCTCTCTAAACGCATGTCAGGCGAAATGAATACTAGTTTGGGTAATGGTTTCTCAAACCTTATGTTAATTTGTTTTTGTATGTTTGAACAAGGTATTTATGATTTTGATGTTATTGTGGAAGGTGATGATAGCTTATGCTCTTATCTTGGGCCTATTCTTGATTCAAGTTTATTTGAAAAATTGGGTTTTATTATTAAATTTAAATATGTTTCATCTGCTTCTTTGGCTTCTTTTTGTGGACAAATATTTGTTCCTACCACTCATGTGGTTATTACTGATCCTATTAAGTTTTTGCTAAATTTTCCTTGGATGTCTATTAAATATAGGCACCATTCTGATAAAGTCAAGCTTGGGCTTTATCGTGGTAAGGCACTTTGTGCTTTGTATCAGTATTCTGGTTGCCCTATTGTTCAAACTTTTGCCGTACGTGTTTTGCAGTTGACTGAAGGTTATAATGTTGTTTTGGATAAGACTATGGATTCTTATCATTTGCAATTACACGAGTATGCTTATTCTCACGACATTCAAGCTCGTCCCGTCACCCCTGCGATTCGGGAACTTATGTTTCTTTCATTTGGTATTGAGGAATCTGTGCAATTACGATTTGAAGAAGTTTATTCTCGCATGGGGTTTGATGATGTGCATAACCCATTGTTGAAATTGTATGTGCATCCTGACACTATCCATTATTTTGAACATTATGTGGTGCGAGAATGCGGGGTGCAATAAAAGCGACATGTTCAATTTACCGAATCTTGTCGATACGTCTTATTTTGACGAGGTTGCTGATGATTTAAATTGGGGTTATGATACCATGGTTAGTAATTTGGACCGTGCTGACGGCGGTCTAACTAACCCGGCAGATTATTATGCTCGTCGAGGCCTTGCTATTCTTGGCGCCCCTTTTTCAGCAATGGAC